GAGTTTTCCAATCAGAATAATTCTTACTAGCAACATAAAGTGTAGGGTTATAAGGAACCCTATAGGAAAAAGGAGAACCGCCCTCGTACCCACGTACTAGAAGGCGGTTACCTGCCTGTTCAACATTAGTATAGAACTTCATTCGTTAAGGACTTCTGGTTCAATAGTTTTACTACTGTAGTACTTAGAGAGTATGTCTCTACTAGGTTCTACGAAAGTTAGTATATCAGAGGATCTTACAACTGTCTCCTTACTATCAGCAAAGGGTAACCAATCTTTGAGATCATTACCTTCTATTGACATAGGATTAACTAGAATACAATCAGGATCACCAAATTGTGCTCCGTCAATTTCCTCCACCTGTGCCAGTAGCCACTGGTCCTTCAGTAGCAGCACCTGTAGGTTCTTGGGTTGGTTCTCCATCTGTAGTTCCTAAAATATCTTTTCCGTTGTTTGGTAAGAAGGACAAATCAATATTTGCTTCTGCTAATTTACCAACATAATTTTGCAGAATGTCCTCAGCAGGTGGCATCGCTGAAAGAACTGAAGTAGGATTAATTCTATGATCCTCATATGGTGTATAAGGATTCCATCTGCGATAAGTCACATTGAATTGTCCTTCATCTCCTTCACTCAAAGACAACGATAGAGGATATAAAAGTTGATATGCAACAAACTTTTGTTCTCCATCAACTTCTTCTCTTATCTGTCCAAAATTACATATAATATGTTCACCTGTAATTACATGAACAACACGAATATTATGTTCAATTTGTGTAGGTGTTTCTGTCATAATTTAACAAACCTTTTTTATAGTATAGCAAATAAAAAGAGGGGTGTCAAGCACCCCCTGATATTTTATTTAGATCCTTTCAGAGATCCCTTTTTCTCTGAGAACCAAATCTTTTTCTTTTTCTCTTCTGGTACAAATTTTTCTAGTACCACTGTGAGTAATCCATCTTTATATGTGACAGACTCAACTTCAACATCTTCACCCAGTTGCCAGTTCTTACTAAAAGATCTAGTAGCAATTCCCTTATGAGAATATACTTTATCTACTTCTGCATCTGGTGATGCTGATACTGTTAGAACTCCTTCTTCCGTTGAGACTTCAATATCTTTTCTTGAAAATCCAGCAAGAGCGACTTCCAGAATGGTTCTGTTATTAGATCCTGTAGCAATGTTGTAAGGTGGGTAATTTGTTCCACCTGTTGATAAAGCTTGTAATCTTGAGAGTCTTTTGATGTCATTTTCAAATCCTAACATGTAAGGGGTATAGGTTTCCCAGTCAAATGTGACCATTTTTGTGTCCTCCTAAAAGCGACGTGTAGTTTATGTGACCCTGTAGGCATCACAATACTATTTAAACATGATCCATTCGTTCTGACAACATAATAATATTCTGGAGTACCGAAGAAGAATTTCGGTTATCACTAACATAATTCATAGTATGTTCTGTAAACATATCAAATCCTAGTGAGAACCGTACCTCTCCTGTAATATTAGGTTGAACTTTATGTTCTAACCAAGAAGGAAAAAGAACCATTTTACCAAGTTTATTTTCTAATTCCCAATAGTCAAAATACCATCCTAAGTATGGAAAATAATAATCAGTTGAAGTATTCAAATCAGACAAAGAAATGTTACCACTTAGATAAGTATTTTCATGAAACGCATGTGAATGATGATCTATACCTTCATCGGCATTTAATGTTACACCCCATCCACGAATCCATAATTTATCTTTTGGTAATGGATCTTTTTTTAGTTCTATCATATAATCAGTATAAACTTGATAGATTCTATCTAAAAGAAGACCAACTACAAACTCTTTTCTAGAAAAAATATTATATTTTGTCCAAGTTTCTCTACTACCTATATTATTTGTTACCAATAATTCAACTAAATCTTTTGTAATTGAATTACCACAGTCATCAATATAAACTGGTATATCAAAAGATGGAGCGAAAGGTGTGTTAGCATCCCAACTCGTCCATCTATACATTTTTGGATTGTCATAACGAACCCTAGTAGGGTGATTTTCCATTAATCCTCTTGCTTTTTTCTACCAATATTATACTTACTTTCTAGAGTCCAATCACCTTTATCTTTAAAACTTAACACTTTGATTTGATTTAATGGAGCAAGATCTTCCACTTGACTCTCATTAACAATGCTAATCAATCCCCAATCAGATAACAATTTTGCTATCCTATTTCTCCTTTGAAGATCGTTACTAGAAAAATTAGTATGTTTACCATCTAAAGCAAATAATTCTTTGAAGTGTACGATATAATACTTGCCTTGTTTGTGGAGTATATGACATGATTGATATATCTTTTTTTCTTTTCTAGAAGCAACACCTATTCTAGTCAATGTCTCTCTTACTTTAAGAAAATCATCAGGTTCACCTAATGTAACCTCAACCATGTCTGATTGTTTCCAAGAAACCTCAATCTCGCTTGCCATTCTTACCACCTTTTCTCAATAGATATGTAATTTTATCTAGTTGATTCTTGGTGAGAATCCTGAGTGCTTGGAGAGCCTTATCATCATTATAACCATAATACTCTTTAACTACATCAAGATAATCAATAGAATCTTTCCTAGCCCAAGGAGAAAATCTTTTCCTTGGTTTAACACTATTTAGAAAAAAGTCATATTGCATCTTGTTAGGTAGATGCGAGTTCTTATTCATTTCATTAGCATACAACACAGTGTCAGTAAAAGATGACAGACATCTATTTACTACGTATGGAGGATACTTTTTAACAGCACTTGGATCATCATCTAAGATGTTCTTCTTGGATTGATTGATGCTGTATAGGTAGTCTTTCAGTTGGTACATTATTCCAATGACGGATCACTCCGCTAATAATAAAACAATTAGTGACGAGATAACTAACAAAGATAATAGATCGTACAATGACCACATAATTATCGTACTCTTTGGTTTTCTCATCAGAGAATGAACCCAATGCATATTTCCAGATGTTCCACGTTTTATTTAAAAGACGCATTGACACCCATTACTCTAGCATTAGGATTTCTAGCAAGTGCTACTTGTCTTGCTTCCTGATAATCACGTGCTTGTACAGTTTCTGTAAACACTGTACCTGCTACGTAAAGTTTAACTTCGCATTTCATAGTTCGTAAGTACTAATTCTTTTCTTGTTGCTTGATCTATATTATAGCATCCCACAGACCGCATGGTGTAAGTGTGTGCAAATTCTCCAACTGTCCACTCATAAAAACGATCTCTAATAATCTGATCAGAGTTATAAGATATCAGCATAGGACAGGTATGTTGATCACAATCAGCAGCAAACTTGTCGTGATCAAATCTTTTATGCATTTCACCTTTCTTACCATATAGGTTATCTTTGATATCATATGGTGGGTCTAAGTATATAAATGTGTTCTTATCATCACATAACATACTTTCATATGAAAGATTAGTTATCTTCCATCGCTCAATGATTTCTGAATACTCTGTAAGTCTTTCAATTCCATTCGTTGAGAAGTTGGATTCTGATGCTTGTGCAGAGAATGATGACGACTCCGTAAGTCCACTGAAACTACACTTATTGACAATATAAAAAGCCACAGCACGATCAAGGTTTGAGAGATCACTGTCATTTATTTGCTCCTTAGATGATATAAACAAACATCTTGCTGCATCTGGATTGCAGTAGATACTTTTAATTCCCAGAAGAGCATCTTGAAGTTCTTGTCCGTGATGTTGTAGTTCGCACCAGAAATTATATAAAGGTTCATACAAATCATTAACCCATATGTCAATGTGAGGATACCTTTTTGTAATTTCTAATGCTACTGAACCACCACCTAAAAATGGTTCACGAAACTCTTTTACCTGGAAAAGGTTTGGGAGGTATTGCAACAGCTTTGGTACTGCTTTGCTCTTCCCTCCTGGATATCTTAGCGGTGTCTTTAGACTCTTTAATGTTCTTGGCATTGTAAGGATTTGGTCTTTTTAATTCCATTGTCCACCTCGGTATCGTTACTATAATTTAGCATACTTTACCGAAATTCGCAACTCATCATAATTTCTGTTAAGCAAGCAAGCATATTAATTTCTTGATCAGGCACAAGTGTTATGTCTCTCATATACTTTGCCATAATAAGAACTGCTTCTGGTATAGAAGATGGTTTTAATACACCATACAAACTATCATATATCTTTCTCATCACACTACTTGGATCATTATCCATGTGCTGTACTACCCAAGATTTAACTGTAGTAAATTCTTTCTTTGCTAGTGCCGAAAGAAGAGTATCAAGATTAACGTCAGCAACGTCAACGAGAATAGCAGCGTCAATGGTTCCATTAGCAGCATAGCGTTGACACTCATTAATAAGCCTCCTCCAATCAGGATAATACCGCTTAATAAGTTTGGCCAAGACTTTATCTTCAAACGTAACTTTCTCATCTTTAAGTATTCCTCTTAACCTATCAAAAAATTTACCTTGTAACTGTACAGATTGACCGTTTTTAACACGAAAGTCCACCACAGTGCATCTAGAATGCAATGGTTCAATAATTTTATTGATGAAGTTACAAGTAAATATAAACCTACAGTTACTGTGAAACTCTTCCACAGCACTCCTTAAGGAGAGTTGTACGTCATTGGTTGTGTTGTCTGCTTCATCTATAATAACGACCTTGTGGGACGCTCCAGAGGTCAATGAGACAGTTGATGCAAATGTCCTGATCCTGTTTCTGACAGTATCAAGGAATCTACCTTCATCAGATCCATTGATCATGATGTAAGATGCACCTATCTCATCACATAAAGCTTTAGCGATTGTAGTTTTACCTACACCAGCAGATCCAGATAGCAAAAGGTTTGGAATCTCTTTCTGAGAAACAAAACCTTTAAATACATTCTTGATACTGTCAGGTAGAATACAATCTTCAACAGTGGTAGGACGATATCGTTCTACCCATAAAAAATCATTCTTCACTTTGTGTAATAATCCCCTTTTCACGTAGATCGTAGTATCTCATACGAATTTGATTCTTAAACCATGCTGATCTATTTGGAGCAAGATCATACTTCACCAACTCATCAAGAATTTTCAGAAGGTCTTGTTCCTTTGGAGTAAAAGATATCTGAACAACTCTTGTATGATGGGTCATGGTTCTAATGCAATATAATAAGTGAGATCTAATGTAGTATTATTCCATTCAGAAATTAATGCCTTGGATACCTTAACATTATAATCACCTGGTAGCAATCTGATATTTTCAATCTTAAGATCTAGAGAATAATCACCAGTGCATTCACCCACAATGTCTTGTTTGTATGTGTTACTGGTATCATTTTCTTTATCAGATAGAAGTAGTCTAACCTTACCATTCTTAGATTGGAATGACATGTCAGGAAGACTATACACAGCGGATGCTTTTTGCAATGCAATTAGATCATCTGCTGTGAGATTAAATTGTATGTCTGCACCTGGAAAGTTTACATTCTTTTCTGGTGCTGACTTAAGAGTAATCTCAGGGTCAGAAAAATAATATTTAACAGACCTACCTGCACCTGCAATACGAACATAGTCGTCAGAGGTGAAGTCTAGTTTAGGATTGTCAAACAAAGTGATACCACTTAGAAACTGACTAAGATCATAGATTGCAAAGTCGGTAGGAAAGATTTCTTCACTAGTAAATTGAGAGAGAATATTCTCTGCGTTTGAGATTGTCCTTAATGTGTTACC